CTTAGAGCCAACAACAAACAGATTGCTTGCTGGGAACTGACTATAATTGAATTGCTACCCCTCGTTGATTTACAAGAAAGACAAATCTTATGGCAAAGATCAAAGAGATACAGTTGGGTTGCACTCGGTAAAATGTTTGGTTGTCATCGAGTAACTATGAAGAAGAAATATCTCAACGCATTATTTAATCTTGAAAGTAAGCTGCCAAAATCAGTTATAGACAAGATTGATCTAATTTAATAAAGAAAAAGGTATAGTTGAATATTATTATATTCTGACTTATGGCTGGTAAACCATTATATAAAATACAATGTGAAAGTTTCACAAGAGGATCAAATTATTCGATCCAATGCAGATGCAAAGGGTATTTTCAAAAAACTTCCAAAAAATATAGATGTAAATTTCATGGCGGCAAATCTACTGGGGCCAGAACCCTAGAAGGTAAACTAAAAGCCTACAAGAATTTAAGACAATTTAAAAATTATACTGAAGAACAATTATTAATATGGATACAAAACAAACAGACGAAATTCTTAAACAACTAGAACTGGGAAACCCTCTAAGCTCTATTTGTAGAAAAAATAAAAATCTGCCAGATGTCTCCACAGTTTATAAACATAGTCGAGATAATGAGGAGCTTCATAAAAAAATAATGAACGCTAGGCAAACGGGTGTCTGGACTTTATTGGATAATATTGCGGAAGATATGGAGATTCCAAAAACACCACAAGAGACACATTTTTTAAATTTGAAATATTCACACATAAGATGGCTTGCTTCAAAGCTTGCTGCTAAGACGTTTGGCGACAAGCTGCAACAAGATATTAAACAAGATACAACTATAACTGTATCCTGGTGTCAATCGCAACCGCCAGAAAGTAAAATGATTAATGCTGAAAAAATTGTGGATGAAATACAAACGACAACTGTTCAAAGCATACAAAATACATAATTAAATTAATTACCTAATTGGTATTGACATTACCATTCTGGTAATGATAGAGTTCCTTATTAACTAAAATAAGGAGCAAATATGAGTACTAGATCAAACGTAGTTATTAAATCTGGAGAGACTAAAATATATCTTTACAGACATTCTGACGGTTATTTAGCTGAAGCTGGTTATAATTTAGCTTGTAGTTTGATGCACAGTAATGGATTTAAAAGTTTTTTAAATTCTTTATTAAGTCAAAAATATGAAGCTGACACAATTAGAGAAGCAAGAGCTGTGTACGAGTTCACAACGCAGCAGCACGGAGACATTGAGTATTTATACCAATTTGAATTTGATGTAAATATTCCAGGCAATGTTAAAGTTGTTGTTGAGAGTGTAGCGTCATGGGATATTAAGAAAACTTTAATTAATACTGAATTTTCTTTGAGCCATCAAAATATCAGAGAACATTTAAAACCAATATTTGACGAGCATAACAAAGTATTATTAAGTTCTTTTAGTATAGCATCGTAAATATTAAGAAGTAATTAACCCCAGTTGAGTTCAACACTTGCTGGGGTTTTTTATTGCCTGGCTTATTGGGTTAAATGTGAAACTCCATATCTTTATACTGGCAGCCACGTTCCTCACGTGCGTGTCATGGAGTGCGATAGATAGAGAGTGAGTGCGAGTGCGAGCTGTTACTGTCTCTTTACTGTCTCTTTGATTGAATAAGTAAAGAACAACGCCAATAGTTGGTAGGTTTCCAACCTACGAGCCACAAAAACTCTAGAAAAAATAAAGAATATCAATGCGTGCCAGGGGGGTACACCCCGAAAACCTACCGCAGTTTTATATATATATATACTTGGGAGTTCGACACACACGCTGAGACAGACAGACACAAATAGGAATAAAAGATTATGGTTAAAAAGGCATTTCAAAACCCAAGCGGAGGATTAAACGATGCGGGTAGAAAACACTTTGGAGTAAAAGCTCCAGTAAGCTCTGGCACAAACCCAAGAAGAATTAGTTTTGCAGCAAGGTTCGCTGGAATGGATGGTGCTATGAAAGACGATAAAGGTAATCCAACAAGGAAAGCATTAGCTTTAAAAAAATGGGGATTTAGTTCTGTTACCGCTGCTAAAAATTTTGCAAATAAAAATAAAAAAAGTTAACAGATTATGAATAAGAAAATAAAAGATAAAATGATTACTGCAACAGTTTTCCTGGCTGAAGATACGAATGGCATGGTTATCCATTTGAATGGCTTTGACGACACAAAACACGCAGATCATTTTGTAAAAAAATTAATGAAAAATAGTGGGATTGAGTATCAATCAATTTTAGATCTAACTGAACTACCCACACTACACTAGGAGAGACATGGAAAAAATAGATGAGATAATTAGAAACACAAAACACTTATACAACGAACATAAAAAGATTTGTGCTGCTGTAATTATAATTATTGTTATTGCTATAATTTTATAATGCACATCCAGATCCCTTATACGCCTCGGCCATTACAAGCGAAGCTGCATGAGGATTTGGATAAACATAGATTTGCAGTTCTAAACTGTCATCGGAGATTTGGCAAAACAATACTGGTTATACTTCATTTGATTAGGAAAGCTCTAACCAATGATAAAAAGAACCCCAGGTATTATCTGATCGGGCCAACATTCGTAAGTATAAAAAGGGTTTGTTGGGATTACTTAAAGCAATACGCTGGCTGTATTCCTGGAACGACATTTAACGAAACCGAGTTAAGATGCGACTTCCCCAATGGCGCAAGAATAACATTGATGTCTGGAGAAGATCCAGATCGTATTAGAGGAATTTACGCTGACGGAATTTGTGTCGATGAATGTTCACAGATGAACCCGATACTATGGAACGAAATTTTGCGACCCGCTATCTCTGACAGAAAGGGATTTGCCTATTTTATTTCTACTCCACAAGGAGTGAGTAATATATTTTATGATCTATACCAATACGCTTTGGGGGATCCTAAATGGTTGGCTTATACTGCTAAAGCAAGTGAGACTAAATTAGTCGATCAAGAAGAATTAGACGCTGCTAAAGCTCAGATGGGGGATTCAAAATATTTACAAGAATTTGAGTGCGATTGGATTGCAAATATAAGTGGCTCGATTTATGGAAACATAATTCAAAAGATTGAAGATAAAAAACAAATAAGTCGTATCGCTTATGATCCAGCTTTCCTAGTGAATACCGCCTGGGATTTGGGATATGGAGACAACACCGCTATTATTTTTTTTCAACAAATTGGAAATCAAATAATGGTTATTGATTATTATGAAAATAATAGAGAAGGGTTACCTCATTATGTTCAGATGATTAAAGACAAAGATTATGTTTATGGTGAACACTATGCGCCACACGACATAGAAACTCACGAATTTAGTAATGGTAAAACGAGACGAGAGATCGCTTACCAATTAGGAATAAGATTTAGGGTACTGCCTAAACTTGGATTAGAAGATGGTATCCACAGTTTGAAAATGGTGTTACCTAAATGTTGGTTTGATGCTGATGCAACAAAACCATTATTAGCTGCGTTAAGACATCATCATCGTAAGTACAATGATAAGATGAGAATTTTTAGTGCAAAACCCGTTAAGGATTTTAGCTCACACGCTTGCGATGCTGCAAGATACATGGCTATATCTTTATCGGAATTACCAAGACAAAAAATGGCTGAACAAAAATTAGCCGAAAACAATTATGAAATACACACGGAGAAATAAATTATGGGTGGAGTAGTAGAAAAAATTTTTAAACCTTTTATACCAAGTGTACCAGCGATGCCAGCTATACCAGAACAAAAACCAGTTATAGTTGAAGCACCCAAGGTAGATGATCCAGTAAGAGATGAGGAAGTAAAAGAAAAAAGAGCTGCTATTAGAAGAAATAGAAAAGGTAGAAGCTCAACAATATTAACAACAGCTGATGGTTTAGAAGATGATGAAATCACAACTAAAAAAACTTTATTAGGAGGATAGTATGGGTGGAGCAAGTGATAATGGTGGCAATAATAATGGTGGAGATACGGGGCCAGCAAATAGATATTCAACTCCTAAAAAACAAGTTGTAGATTTTATTAAAAGTGGTGGAATAGGTGGTGCTATTGTTAGAGGTGTTGTTAAAGGCTTTGAAAAAAGTAAAGCAAAAAGTAAAGCAAAAAATGAAGCTAATGTAGAAATAGGTTTAGGCACAGATAGAATGTCTAATTATTCTCAAAGTCAAGGCGGTACAAAAGAAGAAGGTGATGCTAGTAGTATGCAAAATGCTAGTAGTATTTATAATCCTATTCTTTCAACCAATGTAGCATCATCTGGGATTGTAACAAACAATGGTGTGGTTGCACCGACTACAGCGGAAGTATCACAAGCAACAGCAACAGACGCATCATCAAGTTATTCATCAGATGCAACTCTTTTAGCCAATAATAAAAAAGGAAGAAAATCTACAATTCTACAAAAAGCCAAAGGTTTAGGCGATAGTAATTTAAACACAACTAAAAGAACATTGGGAGCATAGATGGCAATAACCGCAAAACAACAAGCAACTTTAAAAAAACATAGCGTACACCATTCAAAAAAACATATGAAGGAAATGAAAACAGCCATGAACAAAGGAACAAGTTTTACAAAATCACATAAAATTGCAATGAAAAAGGTGGGAGCATAAATGGCACAAGATCCAAAAGCAAAAATGGTAATAGAGAGATATAATTCTCTTAAAGCTAAAAGAAGTACCTGGGAAGATCATTGGCAAGAACTTGCAGATTATTTTTTACCAAGAAAAGCAAACATAACTGAAAAGCATACACCAGGCGATAAACGTCATCAGCAAATTTTTGATGGTACTGCAACACACGCATTAGAATTATTAGCCTCATCTTTAAATGGGATGTTGACGAATACAATTTCTCCATGGTTTGTTTTAAAATTTAGAAATCAAATGGCAGC